CCTCCACGCGCAATATCTAGTTCATTTAGTAAGGTGTCCCATTTATGGCGCATAAAATACCAAAGTATAATGACATTTTTGCAGGTAGCGACAACGGCGAACAGCGCGCGGAATACGCCCGTATAGTTTGGGCCGAGGGTGTCGCTGATCTCGAATCTCGTGACATCGCAGATAAGTTGAGACTTCACACATTAGATCGATATGTTCGGGCGCGGGTTGAATATGAGTTTCTATATCCGGTCGCTATGTCTGAGGGACCAACCAAGCGAAGTGAAGCCGGTGGCGAATATGCCAACATGAAATGGTCTGCAATTGGCAAGCTCAATGAGCAGATTGAACGGCTTGAAAAGAATTTATTAATTTCACCGCAGTCAATGGGTGATAAAGGAAACGGCAAATCGGAAACGGTTGTGCCAGAAGGCGCGGCGAAATATCTTGGTAGATCAACGGCTCACTGACGATGCAACGCAATACGCAAAAGATGTTGTTAGCGGTAAAGTGGTTGCTGGTGAGTTGGTCATCAAGGCGTGTCAAAGACATTTAGACGATTTAAAGTTTGGTGCTGATCGTGGGTTAACATGGGACGTTTCCGCAGCACAAGACGCGATTGAATTTTTCCCTGCGATGCTTTCAATTACTGAGGGCGCAAAAGAGGGCGAGCCATTTACGCTGTTGCCCTGGCATGTGTTTGTTGTTGGCTCAATATTTGGGTGGAAAGATCAAAACGGCTTTATTCGGTTTAGGTATGTCTGGTTGGAAACTGGCAAAGGTCAAGCCAAATCTCCTCTAATGGCTGCAATTGGTATTTATGTTAGCGGGTTTTTTAATAAGAAACGAGCAGAAGTCTATTGTATCGGTGAAGTTAAAGACACTGCAAAGGTTATGTTTCGAGATGCTGTCTCGATGCTTCGTGCGCCGATCCCAAACATGGGCGGGGTAACATTAGAGGAAAAAGGTTTTCTCATTCGCGGCACTGGTGATCTTGCCTACAAAATAGAACACAGCCCTAGTAGTTCTTCTATGTCACCAATTGCAAACGGTGATGCGGTATCGGGTCCAAAGCCTGTTTTGGTTTGCGGTGACGAGATCCATGAGATGAAATCGAACAAGGGAATTGAAATCTGGAAAGCTGCGGTTGCTAAGAAACACGGCGATAGCATTATGATGTTGGGAACCAATACACCTTCAATCGATCAAACGATTGGCACTGAATACAGCGATCTATGCCAGAAGGTTATCAAGGGTGAATTTCCCGACGATAGTTTATTCGCCTATATCGCCCGCACTGACAAAGACGACGACCCTTTAAACGACGAAAGCTGCTGGATTAAGGCGTTACCTGCCTTGGGAATTACATACCCAATCGAAAACATTCGGAAAATGGTGGTGACTGCCAAACATCAAATCTCAACCCAACTGACCTTGAAGAGATTGTATTTCGGCATTCCAGTGGGTTCAGCGGGCTTCTGGACCTCAGAACAAGCATGGGAGCAAGTGCAGGGCGTTGTTGATGAGAATGAAATGGGTGAGCGTCCTTGCCATTTATCGTTGGATTTATCACAGAAAAACGATTTAACGGCAATATCAGCATGTTGGGAAGGTGAAAGCCTCAACGTAAAGTCTTGGTATTTCACGAGAGAATTTGAAGTCGAGCAAAGATCAACGCAAGACCATATTGCATATCGAGAATTAGCGGAACAAGGTTTGATTACAATCACATCTGGCCGCGTGATTGATTACAGTTTCGTTGCCAAGCGGATCATGGATTTATACGAGCGTCATAACGTTGTGCAGATGGCGGTTGATAGTGCTCACATGGAAAGATTGCTGTTAGAATTTGCGGCTCGAAATTTTGAATATTGGGTTTACGAAGGTCCAGACGAACAAGCGGGAAGCGGTTTAAAGATCGTCAGGCACAAGCAAGGCAAGCACATTGCGTTCGTGTCTAAGAAAGAACACGGGCAAGATCAATCAGCCGAACAGTTTTTATACATGCCTAAATCGATCACACAGCTTGAAGATAAAATGCTCAACGAGCAAGTGATAATCGACACGAATAAATTAACAACAATTTGCGCCTCAAACACTGTTGTTGATGCTGACGCAATGGGAAACCGTATGTTCGACAAGAACCGCTCACGGGGCCGCATTGATGGAATGGTAACGATTGCAATGGCCGTTGGTTCGGCAATGAGTGCAATGGATGAAATCGAGAACGCGACCCCGTGGGACGCTGATCCAGATTACAAAATGGAAATATAAATGAGCATTTTTGACTTTTTCAAATCTGAAAAGCGCGGCGAGGTTCCTAGCGGTTCAGTGCCTGTTAGCTCATCAACTTTTTTAGAAATAATCAACGGCATGTCTTCGGGCAGCTCATCAACTGGCGTTTCTGTTACCACGGAAACCGCGCTTGGTGTTCCTGCTGTTGGCGCGGCTGTCAATTTTCTATCTGGCACAATAGCTGGTTTGCCGCTTCACGTTTATAAGAAATCAAAAAATACACGTGTTAAGGTTTCCGGCGGTCTTGCTGATATTCTAAATTATGCGGTTAATGATGAAATGTCATCGTTTGAATGGCTCAAATATTCATTTGATAATGTGCTAACAACGGGGCGTTCATTTACATTTATCGAACGCAATGCAGTTGGAAAGATCATGAACCTTTGGCCGCTTGATCCTGCTGGTATAACGGTCAAGATTAACAACAATTTGCGCATGTATCACTATAAAGATAGTGACGGGCCGAAAACATACCAAGCGGCAGAAATCATCGACATCCCATTCATGTTGAAAGCGGATCGTGTTTCTCATCGCGGACCTATTCAGATGAACAAAGATGCAATTGCGCTGGCAATATCTGCGACTGAATACGGCTCGAAGTTCTTTCAAAATGGCGGCGTTCCTCCTTTTGTTGTGACTGGTGATTTTAAATCTAGCAAATCGATGGAACGCGCTGCGGATGATTTAACGGCTGGTATCAAAAAAGCGTCGTCAGAAGGTCGTTCGGCGCTAGTTATGCCGACTGGTTTAGATGTTAAATCAATCGGGACTGATGTTGAAAAGTCTCAACTGGTGGAATTGAAAAGATTTTGCATTGAAGAAATCGCACGTATTTATTCTATGCCGCCTACGTTCTTGCAAGACTTAACCCACGGTACGTTTTCAAACACAGAGCAACAAGATTTGCACTTCGTCAAGCATACGTTGAAACGGTGGGTTGAGCAGGTCGAGCAAGAGTTAAATTTGAAACTATTCGGGCGCAATAAAAACAGCCAATACGTCGAGTTTTCAATGGATGGGTTGCTTCGTGGCGACTTTAAAACTCGGATGGACGGTTATGCGACAGCAATTCAGACTTCTATTCTCACGCCTAATGAAGTGCGCAGAAAAGAAAACTTACCAGATTCACCAGATGGCGACACTCTATTTATTCAAGGCGCAACAGTGCCTATCTCTCAACAAATGAATTTGCCATTGGATGACAACACTCAGGAGCCTAAATAATGAAACATGAGATTCGCGGCGGCATTCCTGCTGAAATCCGAACTGATGAAGATGGAATCAAAGTAAGCGGCTACGCTGCTGTATTCGGTGAAAAGGCCGATATTGGGGGTATGTTCACTGAGGTCATTGCTCGTGGTGCTTTCGCGGACGCGATTGGCCGCGATGATGTTGTGTTCCTCATCAATCACAATGGCTTACCATTAGCGCGAACTCGATCAGGAACGCTGACGCTTAAAGAAGATGATCACGGGTTGTTCATGGAAACAATGCTTGACCCAGACGACCCAGATGTAAAATCGATTGCGGGTAAAATGGCGCGTGGTGATCTGGACAAAATGTCGTTTGCGTTCTGGGCTGATGTTCAGGAATGGGACGATACACAAGACCCACCCTTGCGAACTGTTACAAAAGCATCGTTAGACGATGTTTCTATCGTCACAACACCAGCTTATGAAGGCACAGAGATTAGCCTTCGTTCACTTGAAAAACATCGTGAACAAAAAGACAAATCAAAGAATTTCAG